GGCAACGCGGATTCAGGCATTTTCTCGGATACAGCTAATAACAAGTATTTTGCTGTATCAGCTAATGGGACTCAGACACTTGCTATTTCTGGCACACGAGCATGGGACGTAGACACTGCAGTCTTTAATCTTGACGGTACGTCCCTGAGTCTTGATGCTACTTCGAGTTCAAATTTTACGGTTACTGGAACATCTGCGGTTGATCTAACGATTTCTGCTACTTCTACTGGTGGTGATGCTAGAGTTCTAGTTTTAGCTGATTCCGAGATTGATCTTACTGCAAATAATATAGATCTCAATGCTACGAATGCATTAAGTATAGACGGAACGTCATTTTCGATTGATGGTACTACGTCGTCAAATGTATCTGTTACTGGAACATCTGCGGTTGATCTAACGATTTCTGCTACTTCTACTGGTGGTGATGCTGATGTTGATATTTCTGCGACTAAGGATATTACGTTTAATGCTCGTGGGGCTACTGCGCCTATCCCGATAAATAGCGCGGCAGATTCTGACCTAGAGACTATTGCTCAAAACATTGTTGGAGCCATTAACGAACTTAATGACGCGATTGCTGCTGAGAACTTATGGAATAGGTCAGGCACAACACTCAACCCACACACAACTGGAGATATAGTGGCGGTAGGCTCTGGAAGTGCAACTACACCTGCCTACTCGTTTACGTCTGATAAGGATACAGGTCTTTACAATTCATCAGCTAATACGCTTGGTATAACAGTTGGAGGGGGCGTGGCGGGAACCTTCTCTGAGACTCAAGTATATCTCAAAGGTGGTGACCATGCAGAGGTAACTATCGACAACACCTCTGGAATTGCCTTAAGTGCTACTGACGGTATTGTGAATATTGATGGTGCTGATGGCATTGATGTAGACACTCCGAAGTCTTTTACGGTTGATGCTGGAGAAGCTATTTCTTTGGATTCTGCTGCAACCTCGAACTTTACAGTGACCGAAGCTAACCTAACGCTTTCGACCGTGACGAGTGGAGGAATAGAAATTTCTTCGGTTGGTACGTTGGATGCCTTGTCGGTAGACGTACTTAACCTTGGGACTGTTTCCGATAAAGCTCTCACAATAAAACAGAATAATGAGGCTCGTTTTTTAGCGGCTGCTGGAGGGGATATAACGATTACTCCGGCTATTGACAGCGATTTGACCTTGCAAGTTACCGACTCGTTAGTCGCTGCTCCAAAGTTGAATGTTAATGCTGTAGGTGCGGGTGCTGAGCTTAATTTTGATTCTGAGTTCCGTATAAATTTTGTGTATGAACAACTTTCGGGGTCAGGGTATTTTCGAATTTCGCAAAACTCCAACCTTATTTTAGATATGAATAATGTGGGTTCGGTAGCATGGACTCCTCCTAACAATCGGTCTTTCTCTGTTACTACTGGTGGAAGCGGTGGAGATATTTCTTTTACCTCTTCGGGGACCGGGAACATCACCGCCAATTCAGGCGGTACTGCTATGTTTGTGGCTGCTGGACAATTCTCATTAGGTTCGACATCACTGTCCAACGTGTATTTTTCGCAAAACAGTGAAACACGTATGTGGTTCAACACGTCCGGTTCCGTTATCGTTACTCCTGCGTCGGGACAGGATTTCACGGTGGCTACGGGTGGTGTGGGCGACATTAACCTGACGTCTAACGCGGATCTGGTGGCGACGTTCAATGATGGAGCAGCGGGAAGCTCTTTTACGGTTGTAAACGATACAACGACTATCGGAACGTTTAGCGGTAATATTACGATGGAGCCGCTCTCAAACTTCCAAGTTGACACGTCTACGAACGGAAGTGGATACACCATTATCGATGGGGTTTACTATGTAAACGGAAGCAACACCTCTACGCTAGCGTCGATCCTGGCTAACTTGACGGCAGCAACGCACATCGTTCTTGGTCCTGGCACCCACAATATCGGTTGGACGACTGCTCAAACGATGTCGTATCCGGTCAAGATTACGGGGAGTGGGCGGGATAGTACATATATCTACTTTACGAGTTCTGACGCTGACTGTTGTTTGAATTTCGCAGACCACGTACACATCTCAGACGTGAGCTTCCAGCGCACAACTTCAATGACGAATCAGGGGTACGCGATTAATATCACTGCTCCTTATTCGACGATTGAGCGGTGTACTTTCAAAGATGTTGATCCGCAGAACAATGCATCTCTTATTAACATTTCGAATACGTTGGCTACGGATGTTACCTTGCGGGACGTGTCGTTCGAGGGGCTTAATGCGCCTAATGGGTACTATATCCGTACGATAGCTATGCGTACAACTCTCGATAACATCTTTATTAATGAGACTCCGAATACGAACGATGCGATCTATTTTGTTACTGGAGCGCAGCACGGTGTTATCACTAACAGTTACATTTCTTGTAGTACCGGCACAAACGCCAACTGTAACGTGTTAATAGAAGCCAATGATGTAAAGATTTCAAATACTAATATTGTTGCTGGAGCGACTACTTCATCTAATCATAATATGCGACTTCTCACCGTTACTGGAGATCGCTGTACCGTAAACGCATGTGAAATGTGGGCTAACGGGGTACTCACAACGGCTACAAATGTATCTGCTATTTCGGTTACAGGTGGTCAGTTCCGGCTCACTAATTCTAACCTCATACAGTACGGGCTGTACTATACCAATACAAGTTCAACGCCCCCCGCTGGGATGATTGATATTGATGGTCACACTTTTGTTATCTCGAATAACTATCTAGCATCTATAAATTGTAAAGCTACTATACGGCTAGCTAGTAGTAGTGCTGATTACGGGACTATCAGTGGTAACCGCTTTAATAGCTTTAGAGCGAACGCTTCCGGGACCGATACCTATGCTTATGGTATCTGGGCTAATGCGAGTGCTGACAAGATTACTGTGATAGGAAACCAGTCGTATACTCCGTCGACATACATTAATTGTTACTTCTTGCGGACAGCCGCATACGTTTACGATTGGACAGTTATTGGTAACACAGTTGCTAAGAGTGCGGGTTCAAAAGGCATCTACACTACGTATATCCGCAGAAGCGTTATTCTTGGGAATACTGATGATGATGCCACCCTCAACTCGGTTGTTGCTGGTAGCAGTGCTACAGCCGCTCAGTACGGAACTTCTGGTACGACTTATAATGGTGGTGCCAACGGCTAGGGGAAAATCATGGCTACGTATGAAGAAAACAAGGCAGCTCTTGCTACATTGATTTCGGATATTGAGGTTATCGAAGCACAGGCGGAATCAGATATTGCAGCAAAGCAAGAAGATATCGACACTCTTGCTGTTACGATTCTTGCGCAGGAAGAAGCATGTGGTCATACAAGCTGGACCAAAGTGGATGGAGAGTGGGCCATCGAGTGCGATGCTTGTGGTAAGAAGGTCGAGTTTGTAGACCCCGCTCTTTTGTGGCCTTGGGCTACGTAAACATTGTCAAAGTGTTTTTAACGTGTTAAAACGTCGTTGTTTCTACTAAACAAAGGAGAAAACCCATGAAACGTAAGAAAGTAGAAATGACGATTACCGAGATGCTTGAGTTAGAAAATCTTCTTTCTCTGTACGGAGGAGCAAAGCAAGCAAAGTTATGTTATGCAGTTGCACGTAACTTGGCATCCATCAAGGCTCCTCTGAAAGCATTCCGAAAAGCCCTTGCTCCTACCGAGGCTATGCAAGAGTTCGATAAAGAGAAGATGAAGCTCCTCGAACAGCTTGCGCGCAAGGATGAGCATGGGCGTCCGGTTAAAGAACCCGTTCCCCAGCGTCCCGGAACTTGGAAGTATGATTTGGAAGATGAGGCTGCGCTCAATAAGGAACTCGATAAGGTTGAGTGCAAAGCGCAAGCTGAGAAGGACTCCGAAGATCTTGCGGAGAAAGAGGTACAGTTGCGCGAGGATTCGGAAGAGATCAGTGTTTTTGAGCTCCCCTTTAACGCACTTAAAGAAGACGAGAATGGTGACTTACCTATTACGGCGCTCCACCTTTCTCGTTTCATGGATGTGGGTATCATTGTAGATGACGATGATGATTTTGCTGAGGAAGAGCCTACTCCAATCAGTAAAGCAAAAAAGAAGAGTTCTGGAAAACGAGCAAAACGGTCCTAATGAGGTGTGATGGGAGTCAAAGGTGGATACGGTGTTTCGGCGCTTGGACGTTCTGAATTCGGTCACGCCGAGAGCGTGATTGAAGCTCGTTTTTCTACATCCCAGCCTGTAGATAAATCTCGTAACAATTCAATATACGCTTGGATACGGTTCGTTACGTACTGTTATTCCAGTTGGATTTCTGTTGATGATGTCCTGATTGAGATTAGCGAGGATAACGGAGCATCCTACTCTGTTGCGTTTGATGGTACCGCGTTTATCGCTCCGTATAACGGAGCCAACTCTCGCTATTTCCGCCCGGATGGACAGCGTCTTGTCTTTTTGATAACCAAGAATGGGGTATGGATACGAGGTACTACGGTGAAGATCCGGTTTACTGGGCCGGATGAGTACGGACAGCCTGCAACTAAAGAAATACCAGTATACTGGCCAGAGCCATGACGTACGTTTGGGAATTTTCAATAGCGGGTATCCCTATAGGGGCGCGTAGATGTCACCGCGGTCCTATGATTGATGTGGAGATCGTGATGTCCCGGCCATTTACGTATATGATTGAATACAACACGCTCCGTAAGAAACTGCTAAATCATATAGTGGCTACCGAAGACCTCGCGGTTGCTACGCGGGAAATAGTGCTGCGTTGTCTCAACAACCTCTTAGGTCCTATGTTCTTGCGGTTAGCTCCCCAGAAAAAATACCTCCAAGCATTAATCTGCGAAAAGAAAAACAGCGTTGTTATCGAGGGAGAACTAGAAAGTTTAAATCCTTTTTACCTAACCGCAGCAAAGCAGCTGTTCAACTATAACCTTCCACAGCCACAGGTAGACCTTCTCGTGTCCGCACTTACGTCTAATAGCCCGGTCCTAAGAGTAGCGGGCAAATGTGCGGTCATCCTAATCGCGGCGTATACCGAGATGGACTACCTTAATGGATAATTACACTGTAAATATGCCGAAACAGGCGGCGTATCTAGTCTACATTAATGGATTGGAAATTCCTGTAATCTCTGTGGAGGCACAGTACGGGGTGTGGCGGATGCCTACGCTTACCCTGGAGATGGTACCCCACCCCATGCTCCAGCAGATAGGAAGAGAAGACCGGCTTCAAGTGGTCGTGTTCTACTTAGATTATCACTGGGAGCCAGAAAATCCACAGTTCTGCTTGTTGGGGGAATTCGAGGTCGTTGGGTGGGGGTATAGTAATATAGGGGAGGGGATGCGGAGCATTCAGTTACGGTGCGTATCTCAGCTCCAGATTTTCGAGCAGCTGCATTTTTATTACATATCTTCGCTTAATGATATCGTAGCAGCCTCGGGGGGTTCTGTTGGAACAGACCCGCAGACTGCTACCCAGGTAAAAGTACTCTACCCGACATCGCTTTTCCTGGAGGGGCTCACGTCGCCCTCGTCAGTTTCTGTAGATTCTCCGGGAAGCGGGGGAACAACTGCTACTTCGGATAACTTTATTAAGCGTCCTATTGATTTTGTGACCAACATCTTTCGAGCACTTTTACGCCCTGTTGCGAGTACTGGGGATGATATGGTCGATGGGGATTCTGACTATATACCGCGCGGTGCTTCGTCAGTACCCGGCAAGAATTTTTTTGCTCGCTGGCTGAAGATGACGGGGTTCCACCGGCGATGGGCGGCGTTACCTCTTATGGAGGACATAGGGGAGGATGGGTGTTTCCCGATTCTCAAAGCAACACAAGATACTAATACTCTCCCGGCGTTGCAGCAACAGATAGGGCAGAGTATAGGCAATGCGGGGAGTGCTTGGCAATTGCTGCAACAAGTATTGGGGTACATGTACATGGAGATAGGTACTATCCCGTGCCCCCCGGCTGTTGTGACAGAGAAGAAAACAGGAATTATTGAGGGAAAGGGTTATCCAACTCAAAATAAATTTCAATCATTGGTGACTTTTTTTGTGAAACCGCAGTGTATGTTCGCACTCCCCCCGGCGTGTAATGTTGTGTTTCCCTCGATGCTTGACCGTTATACGTTTACTGAAACATATGTCACGCAGCCCACGCGAGTATACCTAGGTGAGTCCTTTATATCTAACGTGATTAATCAATCACAAAATGGCGGAGTGAGCGCTATTGTTAAAGAACTTCTCACTACAGGATATCCTCTGGATGTTAAGAAGAGGATGCAAGATTTAGCGGACGGGCAGCAGGCCAATAACAAAAACTTTTTACTTTTTCCCGAAGAGTTTTTCAAAGGACCAGTATCACGTCGATTGAATGCTCCTCCTTGGATGTACCTCTTAGCACAGCAGGAGGGGGCTTATACGTCTAAACAAACCGCGTTGGAAAAAGAGCTCGAAATATTCGCGGGGTCTGAGGCCGCTGAACCTCTGGGTAAACTTTTCGATATGTACGCAGAGTACGAGTACTTCCGTTCCCGTTTTGCCGAACGCAGTGGGGGTGTGTCTCTCGCTTGGAATCCCTATATTGTTCCTGGTTTCCCGCTGGCTGTTTTTGACGAGGAAGAAGCGGGGTTCCACACGATGGGATACGTAAATAGCCTCACACTCTCCATGGCGGCGGGAGATCCTCCTCGGATGTCTACTGCGGTTAACCTTTCATTCATGCGGACAATGCACGAATTCATGGGGCTTCTCGGGGCTACAGGAGGGTCAGCGGCGGGGGATACAGAACTCGACATCGCTCCCGTTGAGATAATCCCCGATGTGAGTGAGAACTTCCAGCGTGTCCAGAATGCGCACACCATTTATAAAGGACTCTTGTTCCGTAACGAACCCATGGCTAAGTCCGCCGTTTTCAATTGGAAGGATATGCTAGATGTTCGGAATGAATTCGGAGACCTTTTAGACTTGGATACCGATTCTTGGAAACTGGATACTTATATCAAATTGGACCCGAAAGCGGAGTACCAAGATCTTTTCGAGAACTACGATGCAGGGATGCGTTATGCTTCTCGTCCGGTATGTACACTGCGGGAGTACATCGAAACTTGGCATGGGAGACCCATAGAAGATCTGGTGGAAGACGGGACGGTACGAGGAGAATATCGGTCATTCTATAGTCCTGCTAGCGACCGAGGAGATCAACAGGGTGCTATTTTTTGGGGAAGGATATACAAGCTTGTTCAAGGTCCCGGTAATACGCCCTCTATAAATTTCTCGAATATCGGAAGCGCGCCGGATTATGACACTGCGGGAGACGAGGCATGGCTTCCTGCTAGCACCGAGCAAGGAATTCCACAAACACGCGAAGATTGGGATACAATTCTAGAGGCGTATCGTAAAATAGTACGCAGTGAGGACGGACATTTAGGTCCGCAGTCGTAATATGGAAACACGACAACAAAAAGACCTGGAATTGTGGGAGCAGTGGCGGAAGGACAAGAGTTCTAACACGCTGAACCAGCTAATGGAAGCTCTATGATGAACTCGGGCGGGAACCCACAATAGAAGAATTATCGGACGAACTGGCTTGGACCAAAAAGAAAGTACGGGACTTCCAATCCGCCTTTGGAAGGCGTGAATTGGTAGAGTCTGAGGGGGCGTTTCAAGATGATGATGGGGAAGATTCTCCTCTCGTGGATTTTTACTATCACGGACTCTCCCCAGACGACAAACTTCTCTTTGAGGATATTACGGGGTACGGGGGTAAGAAGGCGCTGGATAATACGGCACTGCGCCGCAAATATCGGATGACACAAGGGCAACTCAGCTACAAGAAACGGAAGTTTACCGAACAGATCTCTCAGATACAAAAAGGAAAGATCTGATGGCACTCACCGCGGACCAAAAAAGTGCGTTTGACCAACTCAAGGAGGTTATGCCAACTGACCTGGTTCCCGGTTATTCTGTAGCTACAACGGGAGAGCTCGATCCCAATTCTGTTTTTTTAAAAGGGATGGAATCGTATTCAGACGTTCTCGGTCAGAATGCGTATGCCTATTTTAATTTTGAAGTAAGTAAACGGGGGTTGAAGCGGCGGCGTAGACGTCCCAGTAAGATCCTTAGTCCGGAGGGGTTTCCCCCATGGGTGGGTATTAGCTATGCGTATCCCGCGCCCCGCTCTTTCAGGACGCCTATGGAAGAGCGAGAAGTAGAACACTTTGTTTTTCACTCTTTTGGGCATGGTTGGATGGCTTCTTTTAAAAACAAGAAGTGGGTTGGGTGGATGAACGACAAGAGGAAAAAGAGGGGAGTGGAGGCGTATGAGTTCGAGGGGAGAACAGTGTACGTGGCAAAAGGGTCTGATCCAGAATCGCTAACACATCTAACGCGGTTCAAGGCAGGGCTCGGTAATTGTTTGGCGCTGTCGTCGGGGGTTGCGCCTAACTTTTTTATAGACCGCTCAGGGAACCTAGTGGTGATAGGAGACTGTAACGATATTCAAATAGCATCAAACTGGTTGGACCGAAAAGGAGTATCCGTAGAGCTCGAGGAAGCTTTCTACGTTACTAAAGATACGGGAGGAAGTAAGAATAAGGCTACGTTCAAGTCCGGCGGTACACCGAGAGGGACAGCGGGCAACGTAGAGTATTTTGCGTATTCTCCGCTCCAAATGCTTACATTGAGTATCGTGTGTAAAAAGTTGGAGACCGCGTTTCCTGCTATCCGAAACCGGCATCTTAGCTTTGCTAATCGTACATCGACATGGAAAAATACGCCCCCCGGGTATGCGATGCATGATTGGATTAAGCAAGGTAAGCACGGGGGGCACTTTGACATATCCCCCCATTTTCAGACGCAAGCACTTTGGGACGCCTTTTTTGAGTTGGTGGACTCCCATACGCATATAAATCCTACTAACGTGTTCAAGCCGCGCCAAAAATATAAAGATGTTGGTATGTCATATACAACGGAAGCCCTGGCTGAAGACACATTGGAGGCTATGACTGACCGCATGTTGCAGTACGCCAAAGACCGCGGGCTTGCGACGGAGCGGATGAACAACATCATAACAGCCAATAAGCGAACGGTAAATTCGAACGCAGGAACATCAGCAGCAAAAGAAGCTCTGAAGGTAAAACAACAAGTAGCTACGACGACGAGTTTAGCGCAGCAAACGCAGAATCCCCCCGTGAGTCTACCATCGGTAGACTTGCCGATAGGCCAGGATGATGGGCTCCAGGTATGCTCGGATGACGTGTGGTAGTGATGGCAGGATACGATATACATTTTCAGCCGGTACCCTCGGGAAGTGTAAAGGGTTTTAAGTGTTTTGAATTCGGGTTTGAAGCGGCGCTCAAAGTTAAAGGACCCCAGGCGCTCATAAACCGGTGGGTCAAAACTCTTATGACTCCTCGCGGGAGTGATCCGCTCTACCCCTCAGAAGGTACTGCGTTTGGTAATTTAGTGGGAGCTAACATTACGGACATTGACACAGATGTTCAAGACATGGTCTATCTGTCAGTGGAAGACGCAAATGAACAAGTTCGGAGACAGGACATTGATGGATTGTATCCCGACAATGAGCGTCTTCTAAGCGCTGAGATAATCGATTATCAGGCAAATGCGGATGGCATAGAAGTGTACGTACGTATAAAGAACATGGCGGAAGAGGCGGTTACTTTCCGTCTGGTAACTCTATAGGCAGGTAAGTGTAATGCCCGAGTACAATATCACTCAAAAAGATCTTCGGGATGCCGAGGCATTCTTAGTAGAGTTCCAGTCTGAGAAGGTTCCTGGCGCTAACTTGGAGAAGGGCGGGGCTGTTCGAGATCTCCTCATCAAGGGCTTTACATATTTGTATGCTTTTTTGCGTGGAGAAATAGACCGAGTTGCGGCGCGTCAGTCACTTATCCGCATACAAGAGGAGTTAACAGACGAGGATGATATTTCGCAGGCAGTTGACGAGATTCTCTCTAACTGGTTTGTTACACGCAAGGGAGGACAGAGAGCTCGGATAACCGCCCGAATGCACTTCAATGAGAAGCGTGACCAGCATATCCCATTGTCTTCTCGTTACTGGCGTACTAACGCTACGGTATTCTACATCGACGCACAGACTGACCCTTACGTAATCCCCGAGAGTTCATTTCTCCCTATTTTCGATAGTACAGGAACTCTTGTGGATTATGTAGTAGACGTTCCCATGATTGCTGCAAGGACGGGGGAAGGGTACAACATTGATCCCGGCAAGTTTGTCCGGGTGCAGGTACCGGGGGGACTGCCCTTCTTCAGCTATGCGGAGAATGTGGAGGCATCTAGCGGCGGGAAGGGTGTGGAGAGTACAGAGGATCTCATAGACAGGTCTGAGACGGCTATCGCGGTACGTAACCTCATAAATAACCGGTCGTGTGACGCAACCTTACAAGAAGTGTTCCCTGAGATAACCGATACGCTGACCATCGGTATGGGGGAGCCTGAAATGATACGTGACCGTAGGACTGAGATAGCTCGGCATATCCAGATACATACTGGAGGGCATTACGATACGTACATTGGTCTTGAACTGACTACGGTGGAAGAGAACCTCACTGTAGGAGGTTTCTTTTATCGACCAGATGGTATTCCCAATGTTTTCAGGGACCCGTTGCTAACATACGGAGATGGTACCCCCGGTTCTGGGATTACCTTCCCGGATCTAGGTGTGCAGGTCGGACATAACCTCTATCTTCGTGATGGTATTGTGGAGGCTCCTCGTGGGTTTGTGATTGTACGGGTTGATGACCATGAGCTCGGGGTGAGTGAGTATACGCCGTTTACTGAAGCTTCGGATGAAAAAGACGCGGGGGATAACGCAGTAGTATACTCAATTGGCTGGTTGGGCCCTGATTTCGAAGAGATAGATTTTGGGGGAGGAACGTACCAACGAACTGCACAGCAAAGTACTGACCCGGATTACGAGAATGTTCCGTGGGGTACTTCTCGAAGGATTCAACAACCAGGTAAAGTAGTGTTGAGTGGAAAGCCGGTTCAGGATATTTCGTGGGTAGAGGTCACTGACCCAGATTCTTCGATGTCGGCCATCATAGACCCATCCACTGAGACCATTATATTCCAGGACCGCGTAAACTATCCTCCATCGGAGCAAGCTGACCCGTCGTATACGCAGTACCAGTTCACTGTACTCAATCCTGAAAAATCCGAATCGATGGAGGCGGTTAACGTTGTTAATGTGGGATATGCTCACACGTTAGTCGGTCCGGCGGATCTTTCATATTTTGACGGTAAAAATTTGCGCGTGGTTTACTCGACTCTTCGTGGTTTTTCGAACGTGCATGATTACGTTGTAAATCGGGAAAATAGAGTTGCAGCCGCTAATCAGCTCATTCGCGCACGACATCCTATTTGGATAGAGGTGCATATGCCGTATAGGTTGGCGGATACTGCTACAGAAAGTTTGGACGAGGAGGCAGCAGCGGTCGCCCTTGCCGCGCACATCAATGACTTTAATCCAAACGATACGTTGGACTTGTCGGATTTGCAGACGGCTTTCCGTAACCAGAATACTATGGTGGGAGCGGCGTTCCCTCCGGAGGTTCACTACTATCTTCAAGCTCCCGATGGGCAGATCGTTGAGTTTTCTACGGACGATATCATCTCTATTTTCATGACAGATACCAACACAGTAGTGTGGGAAAACCGTGCGGATATAACCTTTCCGGCAGACCTAATTACAAGAGGGGTGGATAGTAAATCTGATAAAGATGCACTAGATGATTGGTTTAACTATGCGGGTATTTCTAACAGAACTGTAGAGTACCGTTCAGTAGAAGACCTCATAACATTTGTTCTGAGAGACTAGTATGTCACAAGATATAGGCGACAACCATTCTACTCTTTTCCGCGGCCTGTCTGGTTTCTGGCAGAAGTTCTTCAAAGATGCCCCAGATATTGAGGCTTACTACCAAGCAGCAGAGGTGTATCTTGGTCAAGCCTATTTAGACCTTTTATCTGCGATTCTTAATATAGGGATCGTTGATACCCCTATCTTCAATAAAGAATACTGGAAGCTTTTTGCAATCAAGGAAACAGAAGTAAACTTCAAGCAGGGCATCATCTCTGCGGATAATCGATATGTCTACGACATGCCGGGAGATATAGTAAACACAGATTATTTACAAAGCACCATTTTTGAACCCGACGTTCTCTTGGAGAAAGATGTTGATTTCGAAGTTGAGGATAATGATGGACTTATTCAGTTTTACGCAGATCCTTTTCGTGCATACCAGGATGAGAGTGGAGCATGGTTACCTTCTCCTGGTGTAGCGTGGCGGAGCTTGCGGGTTGAGGTTGGTAATCAGTTTACTGATCAAGACAAGACAGGGACTTGGGAGGATGATTGGGGAGTACGGCGTGGAGACACTCTCCGTATCCTTGCGCAGACCGGAACTTTTTTGCGGGAGGGCATTAGCGGACAACCTACCGAAGGACAGATTGTATACGTTGGACCGGGTCAGTGGGTGTTTAACGGGACGGATGTGGGTAATTGTCAGGTCGGTGATATCATTCAGGTTTACAACACGGCGGCTCCTGAAGAAGAATTTGACGGGTTTTACGTAGTGAAATCTACGTCACCGCCAGGTCAAGTGATGTTGGAAGCTACTGCGTTTATTCCGGCTGCTACGAGCACTGTAGGATTGAATTGGAAGCAGTTTCACGCCACTTATTTTGACGACACTTACCAAGATTACGAGATTGATTATTTTGAGGGCGGACAGATGGTGGGTCCTGCAGATAATCCGTATCCGCTGAATCTAACGTCGTCGTTGGTTTATGCCGTTGTACGAGACGCTGCTGATCCCCAAATACTCGGAGCTTCAGTATTGTTCAGTTCGACTTGGCCTAACCCATGGCTTACGACTGATTTAGGGTTTAAGCATATTGTTCGAGGCTCCGTAGTAGTCCACGCCACGGTATCAGGACAGCCGGTAGAGGAGGGGGTTGACTACGCGGTAGACTATTTCAGGGGACGTATTTCCCAGCTAACATACTGGGATGCGTCTTCTGTTGGCACTTGTAACTACCAATACCAAGATGAGGTGCTCTTTGCAGCCGGGGGGATACCGTCAGAAAAAACAATAGGGACAGTAAAACAAGTTTCCTATTGGGTGCCTGAAGTATTGGTAGACCGTTTTACCCTCTGGTACAACTACGGGTCTCTCCTTAATAGGTTTGACTCGTCGTCGGAGCCTTACCGTGCGTTTTTGCGGGGCGTTATGCACCTCTACATGATGGGACCCATCTTAGAGCGCATCGAAGCGGCCTTGAATGTGGCTGCGGAATACCCTGTAGTGAAGAACGCGGGGGAGATCCTCCAGGCGTACGACAATGGTATGGTGGCGTCAGGCAATGATGGAACAATAGACGGAGTGGCTAGTTCATTCAACAGTCCTTCTTACACTTTTACGACACAAGATGTGGGGGGTTATGTTATTTTCCCCGACCCTTTGAGTGATATCAATAAAGGTCGTTTTCTAGTAGTAGACCTTATTGATGAACACACGGTTCAGCTCCAGTCTGAATATGGATTCGCCTCGGAGACTCCTGTAGATTGGGAGATTTCACACACGTATCAGAAAGTAGTTACTACCGACCAGCGGTCGTATGCGTATCCATATTACGTTCCGATACGCGAAGATATTCAAGAAAGCGGCAATTTCGGAACTCTCGTTTTCGACGCGTTTGAACCGTTAACTCTAGCGTTTAACGTTACGGATTATATCGAAGACCCGCACTGGTGGCATAACAAGTCTATCCCCAAAATTCTTTGGGATATCGAACCTAACCGTCGACTTGCTACAACACTGTTGTACGAGAATGTTATCGGCCCTGATGACGACGCCAAGATTGGTGATCCCGGGTTTTTTATTGGGGCGGATGACGAGGGCTATGCCTTTACGCCTAACGATAACAGCGGGGGACCTGGTGTAGGGTTGCCGGTGAACCTCTACCGCCATCAGGCAGCATTTATTTTGTTTGACCGTTACGTCAAGCTCCACATGTTCTTTGTAGAAATACACCAAGATCTGGAGTTAGACGCTCAGTTCAAGGAAGACTTAGAGGAGCTCATCTTAGTCGCTAAGCCTTCATATACCTATCCCTATGTTGAGAAGGGGGAGGCGTTCTTGGACGAGGTTGGGTTAGACGACTTATTTGATATCCCAGGCATCGGATTTCATTTCGGAGGGGAAGACGATGGAGAGTCAGATAGTTTATTCTTAGCCAAGAACGAACTTAAAATTGGGGACGCGGACTTTCCTTGGGCTATTGGGGATTACTTTATGTACGACAACCCCGGAGCTACTCCTGTTCCCGGGGCTCCGAATCCTGTGACGGCGGGATACGCATTTACGGTTCCTCTTCCGAATCCTACAGACCGTCTTTTTAACTTGGTAATTCACGCCACCGTAGGGGGAGAACCTATCTTGGAGGGGCGTGATTACACTGTAAATTGGTTAGTTAATTCGGTAAACGCCTGGGAGGTTACTGCTCTCACTGACTGGGATGCAGTGTCTCCTCTTACGGTAACGATGGAATTGGCAGCTGTAGATAATATCAGCGTGACGCCTACTCCCGACACTGTCGTAGGGTGGACACCGCTCTTTATCGGGGGTCTAAACCCATTTTACGTGAGAAGTACTGCGTTAGATCCGGATGACCCCGATTATCCTACGCAGTGGTCGGCGCTACGTACTGAGCAGATTGACCGTGCTATCATGTTGAAGGTAAACGCGAATACCGGGATACCGGGAGGGGTGCCCTATACTTATCCATAAACGCATGGTAAAGTACGGGCGAAATCAGAGAGGTAACGGATGAGTCATACGATGAAGTTACGGGATGCGGGCCCAGCCCTTTTCGGGATTTTCGATATTCGTGTGTATGAACATCGAGATGGGGTTAAGCAGCAGTTAAGGCACATTCATAAGCGAAACCAAATCACGAACCAGGGGCGCGAGGCGCTCTTGGATTTGATGCGCCCAGAAACGAATGACCCGGTGACTCCTGATGTGTTACAGCGGGAGAGTAAGATCCGTTCTCTCAGTGTAGGCACAAATGCTACGCCCCCTACCATTAACGATGACGATAGTACAATGGTGCAAGTGTGGAAGGGTGAATTCGCGCTAACAGAATGCCAGGTGGTCGTGGTACCTCCTGATATATTCCTTTTACAGGTGAGTAAGACACTCCCAACTACCGCAGCAGTCGGCCAAGTTCTCACAGAGGCTGGGATCTTCACTCGAGGAACAGACGATGATCCCAATCTGGCAACTGGGCGTAGGTTGTATGCTCGACAGGTACACCCCCCGATTATAAAAAGCGGCACGATGACAATCGAGTACGATTGGAAACTGGGTATCACTATCCAGGGTTCATAGGAGAAGTTCGATGGCAAAACAGATTATTGTATTTGAGCACGGCGGTCCTGTAACAGGGGACTCTGGAGAGCGGGGAGACAGTACTGAAGGCATCGATTCCGTGAAGCCCAATGAGGATGGTGAGAGTGCTGTTGCGTCGAACTTCAATCGACCGGGGGAGAACTTACGGCAACGCACGGAGCGATTGCGGGATGCGGGAGAGGATAACCTGTACCTTCAAGATTCCGATATGCGTTGGATTATCTCTGCGGGACGCGCAGACGGGATGGCTGACGGTGAAGATTACCCCGAGGTCATAGATTGGGATTATGCGGCAGGGACGTTTACGATTGCTCCGACACATCTGGTGATACAGCCGTTGAATACTCCCAAAGAGGACTATCAGGAAACCAAGTCTTTTACTTTCCCGAATCCTGGACCGGCTACGTCGAGCGTAGATTTCTACCCAACACACACTAAACGGGCGTACAACCACGCAAATTTGATTCGTATTGTTTGGGTAGAGGCTGACCCTGGAGACATATCGGGAGGATATTGCGAAGCCGAACTTTCAGGAGACCCCGAGCACATTGTGACCATCACCGTACGTGATGACGGACTCACCCAGACAGCACATGTCGATAATGCTCTGGTGGCTATTTCTGCGGCGTTAGCATCTGCGGGGATTGACTACCATGTGGGCGGAGTGGTCTCGACATACGTAGATTATTCTACGATGCCGGAAGTGGAGTACGAACTTTCGGGGACGTTCGAGCGAGAACTGCACTACCTCACCAAGGCAGTGCTCGATGATTTCTTCACGACGAAGTCTCTAGTAGATGGAGACACTCTCGCTATCTGGTTCGAGGAGCTTGTTGAAGCTGATCCGGGTACGGACGGGAGACGCCAGGCAGTCCCATCTAACAGCAACACAGAAATAGGACCTGCGGGCGTTGGCGAGCTCTTCCTGACCTCGGAATATCCGGAGAGGATTCCGTTAGCTATTCCGATATGCAAGCGAATTGGGCGCAACCTGTTTTTCTTGGACGGTACTGTTGTTCTTGAGGGGCAGTCCGCGGTTTTCTTTGGAGAGAACGGAAAAACCGTGGAACGGTTGACGGGAGGAGGCATCACAATTGCGTCACACGCAAACGCGGGCAAGCCTCCTCGTTATTCTGAAGACCGGTGGGATGTTCCCGCGGATACCCTACAGTCTGTTTTTGAGGATCTCCAAGCCTTTGTTAACAACAAGGCGTCTTTGCAGTCGGATGAGGCGGTAGCAGGGGAGTGGACGTTTTCAGCTGATACGACATTTGGGGCTGGCGCGGAGTTTCAGGACGGTCTAACTGCTCTGGATACCCTCCTCCTTTTTGGCCCAGATACTCCGGGTATTCGGTTAGGTAACCCAGCGACGTGGACTGATAATATCGTTCAAGTACTCACTACGCTTAACGGTTATGCTCTTCCGGGGATCGCTCAGGCTAATATCTATCAGAATGCTGACGGTATTTACATAACACAAAACTGTTACTGGAATTACACAACGCATCAGTGGAACCGGTATGACCCAACGCTAGCGAGTGTTGCGTTCTTCATTGGCGGTGAAGGCTATACACTGTACTACCAGGTGGTAGGAGATCCCGATGCCTGGGCAGTTTCGGCATGGTCTTCAGAGAGGCATTGCGGGAATGATATTGGTACGGGAGGGTTGCCTGCGTTTGCGACACTCTCTGGAGATTCTTTTGATATCGTGCGATGGGGATTATCTGTACAAAACAGTAGCGGGATGTCTATTGTGGGTTATGACAGCCAGGAAGTAACTTGGCATGCTCGTCTTCCTACTTCGATTACTGCAGTTGACGCGTATGTAGGAGTCTATGACGAAATTTTATGGGACACTTCTGTAAGTGCCTTCTGGATGATTAGTAACGTGGATGAATACGGCTGTACTATGCAAGGGTATTCAGAGCCGATTCCGGCGTATGTAGGACCTCCTGTATTCCCGGAGTTTGCGCGCATCCGCGGTACCATAACAGTATTCGTGACTCCGTAGTGGAAAGGAAAGCTAATGTCTGCGAAATCACTCAACAACCTAAACCTTGTTTTTGACTGCGAAAAGTGCAAGTTGGAGGGAGAAGAGGATACAGAGAGAACTATTGCTACCGCAGATCTGCGTGGGTACATAGGAATTCAAGACCGTAAGCTGTACGCTCGACTACCCGGTTGTCCTAAGTGTAATTCTGTTGTCATTATGGCAATACCTCCCGGGGGTTTGACTTCGGAGACAAATGAAGGACATCTACGGCGATGCCTTATGAGCCTAATCGTTAGAGAGGGGCGTTTACAGCATCGACCAGGAGCCGAAGAAGATGAGATTACCCGGGACAATGAAGACGCCGCGGCCCAAGTAGCTGAGTTCCGCACCTTCTACACGCAGAAGGGAGACTCTGTCTTAACGAACGAATTTGACGGGGTTTCGTCGCTTAACCTGCGGAGCTAGTCAAAAAAAGAGCCCCCAGTTTCCTGGGGGCCGATGCCACGTTAGAGTGGCGTATCCAATCCAGACATTTCAGTAGGAATCAGAATGCCGTCAGCGTTGCGCTTGAAGAGAACACGTACGGCTGGAGCGTTCCCTATACACACGTCGCAGAATCCTCCCGCAGGTTTTCCCTTGTGTGTGAATTCCAGGGAGTCGGGTCCCATCTCGTTGTCGCAGTCTTCGTTGGAACATTTGGTGGGGTCTTGGCTCATTACTATCTCCTTTAGCTGCATACTCCGCTCGAGTACGCGCAGTTACTACAGAACCAGCAGGTTCCTGATTTACGCAAGAGTTCTCCACATTGTGGGCATGGGTTAGCGTTGATATCGAATGGAGCATTCTCGGTTTCAACTGCGGGAGGAATGGTAGAGATAATCTGCAATCCTTCCGTTCTTGGTTGCAGATGTTTTTTCCGCAGGAATTGAGCGATGTAATCCAGTATCGATGTTGCCATGTGGATTTCACGATGTGCAGTAGGTCCTGCGGGTTCGAATTTAGTGCCCTCCATGTGAGCTAGCAGTACGTCAAGAGGGATTCCGTACTGGAGAGATTTGGAGAAGAGAATAAAGTAGTTGTCGAGAAGACCGTGAACGGTTGCTCCCGGATTTGCTACGCGTACGAATACTTCGATGAGATTACCATTTTCAGGGTCGTATCCCTCATGGATAAATCCTTCGGTGCCGCTTATGGAGAACTTATGACAGTGGGCTTCCCTGTCGTTGGGGGGTTTCCTACGTGTTGGGACGCTATGTTCTTCTGCTTGTTTCCGTGCTTCTTGTACCCGCATGGGGGAGTCCATCTTACTGTCATCCCGGAAGATCGTGATACATTTAAGCCCGCTTTCCCATGCTTGCAGGAACACTTGTTCAACGTCCCTTACAGTTGCGTTGTGCGGCATGTTGAACGTCTTCGAAATAGCTCCGGACAAGAAAGGTTGGATGGCGGCAATCATTTTGATATGGCCGTCTATGGAGATACTCCGAGTTCCCGGGAGTTCATCATGGTGGGTAGTCAGCGCACAATCGAAAACAGGGAGATCCTTGTCGTGTAGCGCGGAACCTTCTACATGGCCGTATTTAGCTATGTGGTTTTCTATCTCTTTTATTTCGCTATCCGTGTACTGTAGTTGCTGGAGGGCCTGGCGCACTAGACTATTCGAGTAAGCGAGTTCCCCTCCTCCCACGAGCTTCTTGTACTTGCGAAGCCCTACGTCGGGTTCAACTCCTGTTGTGTCACAGTCCATCATAAAAGAGATAGTACCGGTGGGTGCGAGGAGCGTAACTTGACAGTTCCTGAAACCAACCGGGGTTTCCACCGATTTTCGTCTACCAAACCCAATGCCTAGTACATCCTGCCATACCTTAATGGCACTAGCGTGGATTCCTAGGTCGTCCTTGTCCACGCTCTTTGCGCTGGCGTAGTGTTGCAAGAGTACTGATTCCATGGGGGCAGCGTTATCCTGGTACTTGGCGAAAGGAGCTAACTCTCCCGCGATTTCCATACTGGTACGATATGCCTGCGCAGTGAGAAGGCTTGTGATGTTCGCTGCGATATTACGTCCTTCGTCGCTGTCGTACGGGAGACCCCATGACATTAGTAAACCGCCTAGATTAGCGTACCCCAACCCTAGGGGGCGATACTCACTACTATTCTTTTTTATGAGAGGTGTCGGGTACCCTGCGAGATCTACAATGATGTCTTGTGCGATAGTGAGTAGACGTACTACGTGCTTAAATTTAGCTGTATCAAATTCCCCATCGGAGGTTGCGAAACGATACAGGTTGATACTTGCTAAGTTACACGCGCTGTCGTTTAACCACATGAATTCGGAGCAGGGATTGCTCGCTTCAATAGTCCCAGAGTTGGCGCAGGTATTCATGTTGTTGATCGTCGTATGGAACTGCATCCCGGGGTCTCCGCATTGCCACGCGCACTCGGCTATCTCGTGATAGAGTTCCTTTACGGATACCATATCCGTTACCATGCCGTCTGTTCGGTTATGCAGAGGCCATTCCGAGTCTTTGCGGTAGTGCATAACATCGCGAACGCGTTTCATGAATTCATCGGTAACCCGTACGGAATTGTTGCCGCTCTGATGTTTGGCGTGGTTGTACGCGGTGTCGGGGTCATTGAAATCAACCTTCATGCCGGTAGACACGAGCCGTTCAACAATTTTTTCTTCGTTGGCTTTACATTGAATGAATTCGAGGATGTCCGGATGGTCTGCATTGAGAATGACCATGCGGGCTGCGCGCCGGGTCTTACCTCCGCTAAGAATCACATTAGCGAAGGCGTCGTAGCCCTCCATGAAGGACACAGGACCGGATGCATGACCTCCTCCTCGGACTTTTTCGTTGGACCCACGAAGATTGGATATGTTGATACCGCTCCCTGAGCCCTCCTTGAATATCATTGCGGAGACTTTAGCCACGTCCATGATAGATTCCATACTGTCTTCGATGCTGTTGATGAAGCACGCAGAACATTGGGGATCTTTAACTCCAGGGACACCCAAGTTAAACCATACGGGGCTGTTGAATGAGGCCATCTGGTGAAGGAGTACGTATCGGAGTTCCTCTGCGAATATGTCACCGTTTACGCTATCGAAATATCCCTGTTGTTCTCCGCTGATAGTAAGAGCTTTTACGACGCGTTCAATAATTTCACGTAAGCTGGTTTCTTTCTCGTCGGAAGTATGGGATTCCCGAAAGTATTTGTTAGCGGTTATGCGGCGTGCAATAGGAGACCAAGTAGACGGAAATTCGGCGTGAGGGCAGTGATAAGTAATGCGGTTTTTGTTATCTTTGACGATGACTTCTGTGGTTTCCCAGGTGACGTTGTCGTAGACACTTTGTCCTTCGCTCGAGAGAACGCGAGAGAACTCTAGCATTTCAGCCTCCTCAAATATTTAGGGTTCTGTCGTTGATAGCTTGTTTGCGCTTCTTTTGAGACATCTCCCTTATACCCCGGATTGCCTCTAATTGTTTGCGTGTAAATGGTTGTGTTCGTTCAAAGGGTTCGTCAATGGCTAGCGCGAGTTCAGCTAACCAGGCGGCATCGGCCTCGTCTTCTCTTACGATACCCCAGTTAGGTTGCGCGGCTACTATCATTTTATCTTTAGTAGCGTGTCCTGTACCTGTTGCAAATTTTTTAAGAGATGTAGGCGGAGCTTCGATAGGTGTAGCGAGTGCTATGTCGGCTAATAGGAGGCGTAATACCCCCCTTACCTCTCCTAATTTATCGGCCTGGTTTACACTGTAAAGGGAAGGGCCTTCAATAGCCCCCAGAATAATCGGGGTTTGTCCAAACTCCTGAATAAAGGCTTGTGCGCCGTCCCTCAATTTCTGTAACCGCAGAGATTCGTCCATTCGAGGGGATGTGGTTAAACGGCGTGTACGGCGGATGAAGGGACCGCCAGGAGGGCAAGTGATAATCGCAATTCCGGTGCTTGAAATAGACGGGTCGATTCCTACGTAGCTTCTTGACCTAAACGTTTGCATAGCCTACTATTTTTGGCAGACTTTAGCCGGAAGGTCAATATGGGATACGCCCAACTCACTATAGAGTATAAAAAACAAACTCCTCTTGCTGGGGTCTATTTAATGGAGACACTAGTTACGACTAGTGAGACATACCCCACTGAGCTCTACAAATGTCTGAAGGTAAAAAAGGGGTCCGCGGGTGTAGAAGAGGAACTTGTGGATGTCGTTACTGAGTCAGAGTTAACGAGCCTTGACGAACTCCCCGCGAGTATTCGCGTCTTCAGTTCTCCTTATTTGAGTACGATGCCGGGGGGCACTCCGCAGGCACACGATATCATACGCATTCAAGTGATGCCCGATGTTTGGGAATACCTTTATGGGGCATCTCCCGGCACTGTGGATTACGAAGTTGTAACTGTAATAGATCCTAATACCGTTGTTGTTGACCAGGATTTCCCTGCGTTTGGCCGTGATTTGGGATTTCAGGTGTACCGGAGTACCACTCTGTACGTAGATGTACCTGACTCTGGATTGGCTAATCGAGACTATTCTGGACTCGTGGGACTGTACTTTCGAGCAACGTCCCACGGGGATAGTTTTTCCGATTATGACGCCGCGAATAACCGCTATGAATCCTTGAGAGCTAATGCCCAATCTCTCGTGGATGCGTTAAACGACACAGACTTCGTGGGTGATACGCAGGAGACATACGCCTGATGAGTGTTAAGATCGAGATACACCAAGTGCGTTCAGTCGTTGAAGGGCCTCTTTACCGTGTAAATACCTCAGTGGTTCACGCTATAGGGATTGATCGGGGCATCTTTGTGTTTCGGATGGACACCCAAGAGTTTTCCCATGTTGCTACTACGTGGGACATGGAGAACTACCCGGATAATCTCGCGGAAGCTCAAGCAACTCCTTTTGAATTCTACAGACAGACATCTTGTGTAAAGGATTACGAGGATGCGGAAGTGGCCACACAGTTTGCTGCGTATACTCGAAGTCGTATCGACTGGTTAGCTAAACAGTATGCTATCATGCAAGAGGAGTTCGTAGGCGAGGGTGACTACGAGTATGTGAGCGGCTAATGGAACACACCAATATAATACAGCAGGGGTATGCCTACAATGTAGGCGACGGTACTGTAGAATATAAGCTAGAGACTACTGTAGACACACAAGGAGAGCTACCTACTCGGAGTATCTTTGTCTACGCGATATCCACCGCGGACACCCCCGCCTCCGATGAATTCAAGCGCGTGGCTAGCGTTGCAGACCTCACAGACTTAGTAGCAGACCGAGATGCAGCTATTGCCGCTGACGCTACGGAATACCGCTCTAGCTACAGTACCGTAAGTTACAAGGGGATAGATGTTGCGCGGCAGGCTAAGACCCTTTTAGCCTCTCGTATTAACGAGCTGATTCGTACCTGGATAGCTTATCGGGATGAGTTCCAGGTGGACGATGATGTTACGCAGTACTTCCCCACTGCGAGTACGACCGAAGAAGAGCAGCTTGCGAGTGCGTATAAAGACGCTAAAGATGCCCGAATCGAAAAAGAAGATGAGGTCACTGCTAAAGACGCGGAGATTGCCGTAGCGGAAGCTGAAGCCGAAGCCGCTGCGGATATCATACAGATCTATGAGAATGAGGTGGACTTTAGTAGTACCGTACTCAACGGAGAATTTAACACTTATTATGGGTTGATTTCGGTAGAGGGGAGTGGAGCAGAGACTTACCGGTTAAATACATTGTTGGTTTCTTTCGCGAACTTCCGTGCTAATGCTAGTTCGAATCTTGCCCAGTGGAAGAACACTAAACAGATACGAGACAACAATGTTGCGGATCTGACTACGCAAAAGGCGCAGTTAGATGCGGAGTTGACCGCCGCCCAGGCAGCGGAGGACGCCGCATTAGCGGCGGTCCTCGCGATCTGCCCGGACTTCGATCCTGAATTTGTTTAACTAGTATTTGCCGTAAATTTTCCGGTCTTTATGTTCTGTTTGGGAGATGTAGTGAAAGGTTTCCCAGTGAGAATACACTTGTTCTAGTGTACTAGCTTCGGCCCTGAACCAGGTTTCTCTGCGTTGTCCCTCCATGTAGAAGTGTGCCCGTAGTTCATCCCGATAACTCTGTGTAATTCCCAATAGCGGATATGTTGTTCTACGCCACTTCCCTCGATTTGTGGGGCTTCGGTAGAAACGGGCAAGTTCGATTAGCACAGCTTTGAGTTCTGGGTTGATGGGGAGTTCTAGTGTGGGGGTGTGGTCTTCCCCGTATTCAAGAATGAATGCTTCAGCTTCTGTAAAGTTATCGAAAAATTCTATGTCCTTCCACGGGAGGGTATGTCGGTGTACCCCGAAAAGGAGAGACGATCCTCTAGGATTTTTCCAACCTATCCCGAAAGTTGTCCAATAGATACACCGCCGGTATCGTTTATTCAGCTTGTAGGAATTAGCTAACAGGAATGCCAGTTCTTCATCAGTGAAGGGTATGTGTACTCTGCGCAGGATTTCGACTGTTGCGTCTCCTGCGGTTTTCGGATAGGGCCCATCACACCATCTCCGAGTATCCCGACTTCGTTGGTCGTGACACGTTTCTCGAACAAAACACTGTGAGCACGCCTCTTTTTCGAATCGACGGAATCGTGTTTGTTCTTTACGTCCTTTCGAGATTTGCTCAGATTTATAGTCGATAACGCCGAAGTCATGCCAACCTGACGGGCGAAAGGTATTCCCGAAATCTTCTGCGAGAGTGAGCCGGGGACTGAGGTAGGTGAATCCTCCTATTTTTGTTTTTCGGTTTTTGAGTTTGCTTATGAGATCTGCTGCGGTTATTTCGCTGCTACGTAGGCGTTTGAATATACAGTCTTTGGGATTGTCTTCTTCTTCTTCATAACACCGCCTACATCCTAAAATGGACTTTTGAGGGAGCAAGCAACTGTAGTAAACGTCGTGAAGGTTGATTTCTTGAATCCCGTTTTCGGGGGTATGTACAACTGCTGTAGTATGTTTATCTGCGCGTTCTAGAAGCTCCAAAAGTTCGGACCCTACGTCAGTATGTAGTTTCCACCCGACATATGTAGCGTCTTCGCCCGATGCGAATTCCTCCCGGGAGAGCATATGAGTCCCGGGAATGAGTTCTTGTAGTACAGGGTCGTGCAGAATGAGATGCTGTGTTGCGGGGTCTAAGATCTCAGGGTCGTTAGATCGAGAAACAAACAACAAAACAGCTGGGCAATCTCCCGAATGCCATTGACGTTGGTTTCGCGCGTCATCGTGGATAGCCACAGTAAATAGTTTATCTGGAGTTTCAAGCATTGTTCGTTCCCTCCTGGAACAGGGCTACTGCGGGTTTGAATTCCAGCATCAACTTCTCTCCCTTGTAGGGATTGATCTGTGAGATGTAATTTATTTTGCCGCGTAACCATGTTAGGAGCGCGCCGCCGGAGGGTTGTCCCGCTCGTTCTGCTTGGGAGTCAAACCCATGCACCAGGCAGTTATGTGTTATTGCTCTTACCCTCCGGTATTCTGCATCAGGGATGTTGGGCTTCTGGTTAAATACAGTCCCCAGGAGGCGTCTGCCGTAGTACCCGTGAGCTATCCTCGTTTTGTCTGGGTTTACTCGATAACCTACGCTGTGAACGATACTCCGGATATCCGCGATGAAATTTTGCGTTTCCTCTTTGGTAAACGTTCTACCGCAGGTAAAGGAGAGATCGTCGCAGTACCTTGTATAGACCCATCTGTTAGGTCCCTCTAGTCCGTGGCATTCATTTTGGTTTTCTAAATAGCTGAGTATGCGTTGGTCTATCAGGCTATCTGCGACTAGATTGCATATCGCGCCAGACGCAGGCGAACCTTGCGGGACTCCCGATAGGTATTTGGGTATCCAAGTACCTTGAGGATATTTACCTCTATTTTTGTATTTAGGATTTGGAAAGTCCGTTACGGTGAGGAGATTAGCCAGGAGACCTGCGACGTCGTGGTTGTACCCAAGTTTCTTGAAGTAGTTTCTCACCATGGCGCGGCTTGTTGACGGAAAGAAGTCTTTCAGGTCCATGTGGACGTAGAGTCCTTTACGTGGGCAGTCATGACTTTTTGGTGTCTTGTCTCCTGCTTTTTCACAAATCTCACACGGCGGAATATGCTGGAGAACTGCGTGGCGACAGGAAAGACCCTTTCGATACGCAGTTACGTGTTCTCCTAGCTGATCCTGAAGAGGGATGAGGTATTTCACATGAAGCTGCCGCAATAACAGTTTCATGAGATCGGTAGGTGCGTGGATAATCCGATGTCCCTTTTTCTTTTTGGGAATCCTGTGGACCGTGTACATCTCGTCTTTGTTTTCGAGGACGTACCACATGACCTTATTGCGGAACCCCAGGCTGAAAGCCAGGGAGCAATCATCGAATACGTAGGGAATCTCCTCGGGGATATCGGGAAGTTCGATGATTTCGATGGTTGTTTCGTTGAACCCCACGCTCATGCGTCACCTCCTATCTCTTCGATAGACCGCATGCTGTTGCGGAAAAGGTCACTGTCGAGGGGGAGTTCTGATTCGATCTGCTCCCTGCACTTGTGTGTCCCGGGGGAACATTCCCCAGTATGAAATTGCGGGAGACATTTACAGGCAGCGCATAAGAGTGGGATAACTCTATTGGGGGTGTGGAAAGCAATCTGGGGCATGGATACCTGGTTGTTATGCCCCCGTTGGATTGCCCGGGTCATCAGGTATACGACTTCGGATGCGTACGGATTTTTGAAGTTCTTAGTATCTCGGTACTTACTTTTGACGTGGGTGGGGACAATCATGGTCCACCCTTTGGGGTTGCGTACAAGGTTACGATCCTGGAAGTTATCCTGGGCGCGGCCCGGCGACCCCGCACGCCGGTTATCATCACGAATAACGGTGGATTCACGAATGTCGGATACGTTCAAGGAATTTAATGCATGTAGCAGGTCTTTTGTGAGAGGCATGGAAAGGTAATAGCGGAATGTTTTTCGGAAGATGGGAGCTATCTTGGTGCGTACCAGATAGACCCGGTCGTAGGGAAAGTAGTCGTATGCGGGACGTGTTTTTGTGTGTCTAAGTTTGCGTTGCGCTATTTTGACACAGATAACGGAGTCCCGTTTTGCCTGCGTAGCCTGCATAGCTTCTCTCCTTGCTAGTTATCGATCTTCAGTACTCGTGGTTGCATGTAGTCGTCTTCGTTACCGTTGCTCGTAAGTACCCAGATGAGAGGGCATGCGGGAAGGTATTTAGGAATGGGTCCGTGTGGCGGACCTACGGGGGCGTAACCATCAGTCAGGATTATCGCCATGTCCGGGGGGTCTTTCATAGGCTGTTCTTCGCAGACTGCCCCTGCCGCCCAGTCGTTTTCCGTATCCATGCCACACATGTAGCGTAAGGGAGGAGAAAAGTCGGTGCCTCCGCACCCGTAACGGTTGATACTCGTGTAACGTTCCTTAGCGAACTTCTCCATATCATCGGGAGAGAGGACCTTTTCGTACTGGATAGCAGCGTCGAACATGATGAGGCGCACCGAGACTTCGTCTTCTTGGTCCATGATTCCTTTAATCTCTGCCATGAAGTCGAGGAAATCTTTTTGGCTCACACTTCCTGAAGTATCCACCATGACGGACATGCTGAACGCGAAGTTCTTCTGGAATCCGGGATAGGGTTCCATCCCCTCGTCTTCAAGATGGAAGAACGAGGGATTAGGGTAGGCAGTGCTCTCGTCTAGCTTGGAAGAGAGCTCTGAGCGCATCATGTTTTTGAATACTATCTGCCAGGGGATCGTGGGTTCATGAAGAAGGTTTTCGATGGCCTGCATAAAGGCTCCGGGAAGCGTGCCCCGACTCTTCTTGGTTTGCTCGATAGCATTTTTGGTGATGCGCTTGGCTTCCCGTTTAGCGCGGTCTATTGCCCTTTCTATCTCTGCACTTGTCATTTCGTCGAATTGGAGGTCACTCGGAATGTTGGGAGGGTTTTGTTGGTTCAAGAGATCTTTGAACCATTGAGGGTAGTTGTCGTCTAGGAGGTCTCCCGGAGGTATACGGTCTTCGCCCATTCCTGAACCTCCCCCATTGTCGGCATCGTCTGTGTCTTGGTTATCAGGGGCACCAGTTCCTCCTGTAGACGGGGTGGGAGGTTCGGCAGTAGTTCCAGAGGGAGGTGCATTTCGAGTTGGCGGCGGGGCAGTTGAAGAATCTCCTTTATTATTTTCGGGAGCTCCTGCGTTTCCTCCAGATTGACCTTGTTGACCTGAGTTATCAGGTTGATTGGATTGATTGCCATTGAGTCCTCCTAGGACCGGCGCAGTTGGGAGGTTTTCGTCGAATCCGTGAGCTTTCAGATCTCTCAGGAGTTCGTTGAAATAGTATTCGACAGTTTCTCCTGTGGGGTAATCGCGGTCTTCGGGCCAGATAAATTCTTTTGTGTACTTGGTGAAAACCCTCTTACGCGGGTCATTGATTAGCGGGCGTACTGCAATGTCATTCGCGGCCATATCTTGCGCGACATTCATCACAGGTTCGAGACGTTTGAATTTGGTAAGGTTATGCACTTTTAGGCGCAGACGAAGACTCTTTTCCAGATGTTGGAGCGCTAGATGTGCGGCTTCGTGTACTACTACGAGTAGCTGGAACGGGCCGTCTTGGCGTACAAACCAATCAGGTTGCCATATCAACATGTAGCGACCCTTGGTATCCAAGGATACCGCAGCTGTCGGAGGCCACAGGTCTTTTCGGGGTGCCCTCCCACAACCGTTGAGAATGCGCCCGTAGAAGTTGTTTCCCCCACGAGGGCTACACAACCACTGGAGGGCCACGGACATTGCGTTGTTCTTTTCCTCTTCGGTGTACTCTTTTTCAGTCGTCATTTCCTCTTCCATTTAGCTTCTCCTATGTCTATAATTGGCGTTGAGACGTACGCCTTTGAAAACACTTACGTCGAGGTGTGTAGATGACGCAGGTAATTGACCAGACAAATGACCCCGGATTTTCTACTCTTCGTGTAATCGTAGAGCGATACCCCAAACTTCGTGAAATGGCTAAAACCGCTAACTTGGATCCTTCCGAGTTTTCTGCGTTACCAGATGAGGCGTTTGCGTGGCCCGGGCAGCGGCGTTTTCCTATACACAATGCAGAGCATACGGCGCTCTCATTCGGGTACAGTAAGGTTGCGTCGTCGGTCCCCTCCGATGTGCGTGAAACTATGGAGAAGGCCGCGGAGCTTCATGGGGTACCTACGCAGGACTTTGACACTCCGGTAGCTGTCGAAAAAGTAGCAGCAGGGGATTCTGCGGACTACTTGATCCCGCATAAGCGGAGGTTCAAGGTAGCGTCTGCTCAGGATATCCCGCTAGCTGAACAGCTAGTTCACCAGAAGTATTCTTCTCTTTCGGTAGGTGACCGTACTCTGGCCTGTATGCAGTTAGTCAAGCTGGCTAAGCGACACGGTCAGGACCTTCATTCTTCTACCATCAAACTGGCAGGATTAACGCTCACCAGCACCCAGAAGATGCGTGATTGGATTGAAGCGCGGCGGGAAGCGTCCATAAAGTTAGGGTCTGCGCTGGCGGATGCTTACGATGCTTTTGCTAAACAATTTGAAGGAAAGCAATCGTTCATTTCGGATAGGTCTGACCAGATGAAGTTAGCTAATGCTATCCGAATTCTCGATAAGGAAGCGGGGCTAGACCAGTTGTATAACCGCACTATTCTAGACCCTGTGCAAACCGTGTTTAACACGGATATGCCTACCGAGGACTACGTTAAGGTAGGTTCCGCGCTCCAGAATAAAGCCCTCTTGTTGTCTCTTCCTCTGTCGTTTTGGCAGGATACTTTAGGGGATGACATCGCAGCAGAGATCGCTCCTCAAGGACAGGTTGACATGAACACGTTGGAGCAGATCCTCCCCACTCTTCCCGCGGATCTCAAGAGTGCTCTTGAAACTCAATTGGCTGCGTACAACCGGTAAGTGAATGGAACACCTCCTGGAAAAATTCGCGAGCAAAATGCCCTCGCTGTCGGGTTACATTGTAAAGACAGCCCAGCGTGCGGATATCGCTCGACAGTTTTTGCGGGAATCGGATGAGAGGTCAGCTGCCGTCCTCTTGATGGCGTTACGTACACTCCACGGAATCGACGCCTTCTATTGGGAGCCTGAGACTATTTGGTTGACGTTAGAGCGGGATGACAAGGTGGAAACAGAAGAGCTGGGGCGTAACAAACTTCAAGCAGCGCTCACCTTAATCCATAACCCTGCGTTTTTCTGGGATAGTATCGTGTTTCAGCGGACAACACAGGCGTTCAATGGAGAGCCCTTTGATCCCGAAACGCTCCAAGAGTGCCATCCCGGATACATGGCGTGGGCCGTTTACGAAGCACGTCTTATCCGCGGGCTTGATCCGGATGAACCAGTTTCAGCGGAGATTGATGAAGATGTACAGCAGTACATAGCAGTATGTCTCAAGCGTGCCGGGTATGTCTATCCTCCCACACAGCTAAGTGTCGTATCCGATAATCTAGAACGGATGCTCCCGAAGACGACAAAGCCATTCATCGAAGAAGTAAAAAAATCGTGGGAGCATCTCGACAAGGGGGCCCTCGCAGAACGTAAGTTCCAGGAGGACCCCCTTGGCGTTCAACTTGCACAATTATCTAGTTGTTACGAATACGTCAGGGCGCGCGCGGATGAGATGGCGACCGAAGTGTTACAACTAGACCGGGCGCTCACTCCGTAACGTTTTCGTCCATCTTTCGGAACTGTGTGTCGATCTCTAACTGGAGATTGCACCAGCTATCGAAATCCTGGAGTTCACGCATCAGGGCGTTCAAGTATTCTATAGCCTTGTTTTCTTCTGCGATTTGCCGCATTTGGAACAGCATGGCTCCCGCCATTTCTAGCGGGTGGAGTTCTATGAACTTCAGGAAGTTCCTGGCGGTTTCTTCGGGATCGGGTGTCGTAGCGAACATCAGACGCAAGACGTTTTGGTCCAAGTCTCCTAGAGCTTCGTGCATCGACTTCTCAACCATTTTCTTGATCGCAGACTTTACCTTTCCGAAGTTACGGAGAACGTCGTCTGCGCCTATGGTCATGTCCTGATTTTTCAGGTGTGCTACAAGCTCTGATGCCATCGTTACCCCGATAGATGCGGAAAACCGTTGCAGAGCAAATTCGCTATGAACTGGTATTCCGCGAGCTTCCATGTTGTAAGCGTCTTCGCTAATTGTCTCGATATTGGCGGGGCAGTTGTATTGCTTCTGTGACTTCAGTGCTTTCCAGTCATAGATGTTGTCTGGCTTCGCTTTGAAGTAACTAAGGATGCCGTCGTGGCAAGCTTTTCCTTGTGCTGCTCCCTTACCAAATAGATGGAACCTCTCGGTAGATGCGTGTTTCATGAACCCTTTGAGGTCCGGAAGTACGTAGAAGAACTTCACGCGGCGTCGGATTGCTGCCTCGTTCTCGATGGAGGTAACGTTGTACTCCGAGGTTGAGGGGTTCATGGTTCCTGCTACAAGACACTGTTCGGGTACAACATAGTTGAACATGCGCCCGTCCTCCATCATCGTGAAGAACTGATTGATAGCATGCTTTAATCCGCGGTTGAGCTCATCGAAGAGGATAATTTTCTTTTCATCACCCTTCGGGAAAATCTCGGGGACCGCTACCTTGAAGAAATCTTCGACTGTACGAACCGGAATACCTGATCCCATCAGCCCCCAGTGTGCGGTGTGTACTGGGACTACTTCATAACCGGTGTCGTGAGATATCTGTGACCAGATCTGTGTTTTTCCGATGCCGGAGTCCCCGACGAGGATTATGCAACCTCGACGTTGATGAAATTCTAACGAGAGACGTATTTGCGCTGCAGCCTCTGCTAGTGTAACCTGAGGGATATCCCGCAAGTCCGCGTACTTAGGGATTATCTTTTCTTCTTTCTCACTTGCCATGCTTCTCTCCTTGGCTTACGTTTTGAATAGCAATGAGTAACTTAAAGCGATACCGGTTGAGTGATGTTGCGCAGTCTTGGCTGCGGCTGGATGGACACCCCTTTCGTTTAGCTGATTGGCCGATGCACCGAGAGTTTTACGACGGGCGTTACCGCCGCACATTGTTTAAGACAAGTCGTCAGGTGGGTAAGAGCGTTACGATGTGCAACTTCAGCATCATTGAGTGTGCTCTTATACCGCATTTCTCTACATTCTTTGTAGCTCCCACAAAAGAGCATACCGTCAGGTTTTCCAACACGAGACTGGGAAAGATAATGCGGTATTCTCCCATCATACATAAGACCTTCCTTAAAACAGACCTGACTGACCGTGTATTCCATAAGCAGTTTACTAACGGGTCAGAGATGCTGCTTACGTACGCGTCGGATAGTGACGAGCGTGTCCGTGGTCCTTCTACCCACCGGAATATGTACGATGAGGTGCAAGACATGCTGTATGACCCGGTTATCACGGTAGGTAATGAGACGATGGCCAACTCTCCTCACGCTTACGAGACATACGCTGGGACACCCAAGACGATGGAGAACACCATTCAGTATCTCTGGGAGTTGTCTACACAGTCTGAATGGGTGATGAAGTGTGACTCTTGCGGATCTTATCAGTTTATAGATACGGAAAAGAGCATCGGTAAGTTAGGTCCTGTTTGTCTGAAGTGCGGTGCGTACCTGAACCCGTTCACTGGACAGTGGGTCGACATGAACCCTATAGATTATGCTAACGGGGAGGATGAAGACACCAAGCTAAAAGGTTTTCATATTTCACAGCCGATCATGCCGTTCAATGTTCCGAAAGCGATGGAAGGACGGGGGGAAGACCATGCTGTAGCTGTCCGTAGGTGGAAACGTCTTTTGGATAAATTCGAAAACAGTCCAATAACGGCGTTCCGTAACGAAGTCTTAGGGGTTTCAGACGCTATCGGAACGCGGATGCTCTCCAAGCAGGAATTACTAGATCTGTGTACCGACTACGAGATGTTGGACAAGCCAGAAGACAAGACATTCCAAGGTATTTCCTTTACGGTAGGGGGAGTTGATTGGTCCGGCGGCGGTACTACCGGTATCTCGCGTACGGTCATGTGGATATGGGGATTTCGTCCGAAAGACCAGAAGCTGGTTACACTTCTTTACAAAGTATTCCCCGGGATCAACCCGGTTAATGTTATCGACCAAATCGGTACAATTTTTGACTCCTATCGGGTTCAACTTGTTGTGGGTGACGCGGGGGAGGGGCATACGGCTAACGATCTTCTGCGAAACAAAATAGGGCATCACCGGGTTCAACAAGTACAGTACGGGGCACAGAAAGAGGCCATTAAGTGGAACGGAGTAGACCGCTGGATGGCTGATAGGACTACTCTTATTGATAACTACTTCATGGGACTAAAAAGAAGAGAATTTGAATTCGCTCACCGCGACCAGATGGGAGTCGCGGTGGCTGACATTCTTAATGAGTATGAAGAGATAACATCTTCAGACCGAAGAGTGTGGAGGCATTCCCCACAGAAGCCAGATGACTGTTTACACGCCGGTCTTTTCGGTTGGCTTGCCTTTAAGATGACGCAAAACGATATGCGATTCTATCAATAACTATTGTCGCTGTTCTCAGTAGGGTTCCTTGGGCTGTGGAACACTACTGGATTGCCAAGCAGACTTCATGGGGTCGGGTGCCCATGAGGTCTGCGCGTACATTTAGCCGCTAAGAACGGAGCGTAGCGCTCCTGCGTCTCATGAGAGAAGCTCCGACAATAGTCGCTGTCATCGGCTGTTAGTTTTCTGGGCGACCCCTCGCCCAGAAGAGTAACCGCATGGCGCGGGGTACTGCTGGTATTTGCCTACCCTCCTCGAGAAGCCGCTCTGACGTATCCGTGTAACGGTACGTGGAAAGTGCGGACTCTCGAGGAGGAAGAGGCAGGGCACTGCTGTTCTCCTGTGAGCTGACAGCAGCTCGTTAGGAGGTACTGCTGTGAGTTAGGAGACTGGGCGCCGTGCGTGGGCGTGCAGGGCGTCACGCCTGCGAGTCCCGCAGAGGCTGCGCAGGTTTCCTAATCGCAATGAGCGTGCTAAGGGTCAACAACGGAACGTAACGTTCCTTCTCCTCATTCTGTTGCCACACAGATAGAGATCCAGTACCGAAAGCTTATACCGTTGCTTAGCTCAAGTTTGTAAAGTCTTTGCGTATCTCTTCTTCGATTAAGTCATAATCTTCTTGGTTGAATTCAACTACAGGATGTTCTGACAAGTAACTCTCCACGGATTGCAGTTCTCCGTAAGAGGGGCCTACCTCAACGTCCCATTGGAAAGGAACAGGTAACCAAGGGTATTGTTTAGCTACACGTCGAACGCCATACTCTTCAAAGAATTCTGGCATTTGCCCAATGTATTTTTTGGGGAGTTCGAAAACGATGGAGTCATGTACGGTAATGAGCAGTCGACCGCCCAGCTCTCGAATGGGGTGGTCTACGTCGCAGAGAACGCCCAGCACGATATCGGAGCTTGTACTTTGGATTTTGAAGTTTACCGCTTGGCGCTCTGCCTTTGCTATGAGGTATCGTGTCATCCCCTGAAGATCGAAACGTCTGCGACGACCAATAAAAGTCTCTACGAGTCCCAGATGGTGTATCTGGTCTTTGGTGATTTCGATGTAACGAGGAATAGTAGGAAACATTCGAAATAGTACATCGATAATTGCTTGGGCTTGGTCGTGGGGGATACCCACGATAACTGAAATTTTGTTTTTACTCGCACCGTAGAGAATTCCGAATACCACCCGTTTAACGTTTTTGCGGAGTTTCCCCAACTGTTTACCGTACCAAGGGTCTTCTTTCTCTATGTGTTCTCTGTTCTGGAAATCGTCGTAACTCCAGGCGTGTTCATCATCGATTCCGATGGTGTCCAACACCGTTTTTTTATCAGATGCGGGTACTCCTTGGAGCACACTTTCTGGGTTGTATACCATTGAAGAGAAAAAGCTGTGGGGGTCCATCCCGTCGTTAAGGGCTTGGATAAGATTTGCATCGCCGCTATACGCCGCATAGATTCGCACTTCAGCGGCTTTGGCGTCGGCATTTACTATTAGTTGATCGTCTCGTTGGGTAGGTATGAATATCTTTTTGATATTGTGATTGCCGATTCTCTTAGGAATATTCTGCATATTCTCATCTGAAGAAGACAACCTACCTGTTGCAGTCCCGGCGATATGGAAAGACGTATGCATCTTCCCGTCTTCCCGACTCAAGGCTCGGATGTTCTCCACGAAAGTGTTACGTGCCTTACTAACTCCTCGATACACAAGAAGCTCCTTAGCAAAAGGACACTCATGTTGGGTAACGAGGCTCCGTAGGAACTTAGCATCTGTAGAGATTTGGCCAGTTGGTGTGTAAGTAACTTCCTCATCTGTTAAATGGTTATAAGAAATAATTTCACAACTTTCGGGATGATAGAACCCCGTACCGAACAGTATTTTGCGGAGGTGTGCTGTACTGTTGGGGTTAAATTCATCGTCGAAAGTATTTGGTGGGATCATTTCGAAGAGCTTCACTTTGGACATAGCGATAGACTCGTCCATGTCAATTACCAGGTCTTCGATGTAGGGGAGGTCTACCGCCATCCCGTAGAGTTCCATGTCTGCCAGAACTCTGGATGCAGGAACTGCCCGCTCGAACATTATATCTTTAAGAGGGTCCTTAGCGTTATTACCCGGCGCTGCGATGCGTTTGAAATGTTTGCTCTTCGCTAGCTCCGCTCTACGATGTCGCAGTTGTTGGTTTTCCTCATGTATGCGAGCTCGTTGTAGCGTAATGAGTTGGCGTGTAACGTCTGCGTCGACTGCCCCGTACTCGTTAAGCTCTTTGAGGGGGATGTTGATAAACCCTTCGTCTTCTGCCAGTTTCTTAGCAACACCCTTAAGCTCGCTCTTGAGACTGTCTTTGGTTTCGAGGGTTTCTAAGATCCCCTGTAATTGGTCTTCGTACCCAGAATATTTAGGGAGCATCAATTTTGTGAGGGCCTTCAGGCTGTAATACCCGCGCTTATCCTCAGATATCAAGTGCTCCCCCAGCATGGTGTCCCACGCGAATCTCCGTACTTCCCAGCCCTTTCGTTTGAGCACCTTTAAGTCAAACTTGGCGTTATGAAATCCTTTGGGTTTAGGACATTGGAGTAGCTGGGTGATGTAGGGATGTACTTCTTTTAGCGTCCAAGGAGTTTCCGGATGCTCAATAGGAATGGACGCGGCGAGTCCCGGACCCCAGGACACTACTAGACTGAGTATTTTTAGTTTATCCCGGTGGGGGTAGAGGGTATTCGTCTCTGTATCTATCGCGATTACGTGGTTGTCTGGATTTTTTCCGTCCTGGGAGTACTCCACAATCATCTCAACGAGTCGTCGGACTTCATCTAATTTTTTAGGGAAGACGTAATCCTTTATTAACTCTGAGAGGGGTGTTTCTGTTTGTACCGGTGTTCCACTTTGTAACCCGTACACTGCGTCCATGAAGATTTCTACATGGCGTTGGAATATTTTGTAGTACCCGCTCTTAACTAGCAGTGCGCGCTTTGACAATGTAGGAAAGATAATTACACGCCGCGGCCCAAGACGTCCTTCTATGAACTTACCTTGAACCGCGGCATATTTACCCACCTTGATACCAAAGGACTGCACGACGGAAGGGCCGAGTGCGAATACCATAAGGGGACGATCCTGATGTTTCGCACACTCTAAGAGCTCCTCTCGGAATAGCGGGAAACAACAGGTACGCATTTTCTTTTTGGGCTTATCCACACTACATCGGACAGAGGAGGTGAAACGTCCTGCTAGATTAAGTGTGTGCGGATGCGTTTTCTTGTACGTAGTGAAGGTGTCTTTTACTACCTTCTCTACATCGTACTTCCACGGAGTATGTGTATCGAGTGCTCCAGAAGGCCCCGATAGATACGGGGATTCCGCTACGACGAAGAAATCCGCGCTGGTCGCTCCGATTCCCTCTGCGTAGTGTTCCTTCCGGTAGCACTCACATTCTGGACACTTGGGGCCTTTCCAGGCGTTTGGACCACAGAGATTACACTGTAAAAACTTCGAAGTGAGGTCCTCGGGTTTTATGTCTTTACCACTCGTGGTCGCTGGCGTCTTTGACGATTGGTTTGGTGGGTTCACCTTGTTGATTGTCATGTGCGGCCTCACTCTCACCTTGTTGGGTGTTCTTCGCTTCTTCTGCTGCCCGTACAGCGTCGTCTAGCGCTTCCTGGGCAGAGTTCAACCATCGGTCAGCGCGGAACACTACAACATCTTGGAGCTTGATACCTGCTCCCAAGTAGGGTCCGACTTTACGGAGAATATTCGTAGCTTGTACTTCTTTGGGAGTGAGGGCTGCATTATGCCGTTCTAGCGTATCTTTTAACCTCGAACCCGCCATACCTCTTGTCTTGAGATGATTAGGTAAGAGACGCGGGACCGCTTGGTCGAGGAGCAGCAAGAGGAGTTCTTTTTCTTCATCGAAGAAAACCCCACAAGCCGAGCTGTTGATCTCGGCACGCTTCTCGGGGGAGATGAGTAACTGCGAGACTGCTACATTGATGTTGTCGTCTCTCTGGAAAATGACGGGGTTGTACAGCATTGCGTTAAGGTACGTTTCCGATTCCGAAATCGTAGTAGCTCGCTGGATTATGCTCTCGTTGCTAACCACGTACGATTTGAAGAAAGACTTCCAATCAAGCCCGAGGAACTTCATAACCGCCAGGGCACTGAAGAGAGAGGATGCAAATCGCCATTCCACAGTAAACGGGAGGGTAGCCTGAAGATCTCTGAACTCTTTTCGTATCTCTTTCTCGTATTGCGCGAGAACCTGTGCGTGGGGGTACATTGCGGTAGCGATTTGCCGCCCCATCTCCGCTATGCGGTCTTCTCCAAACTCATCTAGGATGACAGTTATCGGGCTGTTCTTCCCGGTAATCTTCTTCATCTCAATCATGAGCATCCGGTTCAAGTCTTGCGGACGTTCCGCTCCTTGAATGGCGGCGAAGATGATAGGCATCCTCAATATGGATTCGTAGTGGGACCCATCGGGGCGACCACGAACGCGCTTGGTTTCCCCAGAGATGAGGCCACGCACCATTTCCAAGATCTTCCTTACCTCTTCACCCATCCTGTTATCGCTACTTTCGAATTCATCGAGGACGAGTAGCAGCGAATTGGCGTTGCACATGCTTGCGACTGACGCTGCAGTGTAGTTTTCTGTGCCTTGGGATGCGTAGAGTAGTCGAACTTGACCGTATCCGAGTCCTGAGAAAGTGGATAACAAGCTCGTTTTACCCGAACTAGTGTCTCCTGTTACGAACATGAGGAGCGGTCTTTCGAAGGCATCCATGACCGGGAACGTCAGCATGAGAGCTGCGAGAAGCTGTGTTGTGATGTCCTGATTTTTGAATTTGTAACCAATATCGAATAGGTGGACGAGATCGTCATAGAGTTTCTTCAGGTCAGTATCTTTTCCATCTTCCAGTTTCTTGACGGATAGGCCGGTAGGGAACCAGGGTTCTTCTACGTTACCCCGGATACCAACATCGAAGATGACTCCATTATCGGAAGGTCCTTCAAGTTGTTCGTACGTTAACTTGTCGCCCTCTCTCCGCAGGGCAAAAACATCTGCGCCACAAACGATATATTCCACACGCTGTTTGGTTGGAAGATCGATACAATGATAACCCTGACGATATTGACGTGATGACATGAAATCTGGTGCTCCTCTAGCCAGGCTCTGAACGGCTTCTCTTACGTAATAACGTATTTGCCGGTCTAGCTTAGGGCGTACAAGCCCCTCGTTTCCTTGATCTGGCTCTTCAAGGAAAGAGGGAAACCCCACTTTCTCGACTACGAAATCAAATAGGGTGCCCACGATAGGGGCAAGCTCTTGCGCCAATGACTGTTCACTGTCTAGTTTAACACGGTTAAACCTTTTGTTTTTCTTATCGTAAAGTACGAGATAGCGGTTGCCTGCGGTAGTTTCTGTTCCTACGACAAACAGAAGCTCTTTCAGGGCATCTGTGCATCGCATGATGAAACCGTTTTCACTCTCTTCACGTGAGGCTATCTGTCGTTTGAGGATACTAGCATTGACGTTGTACTTATTGGCTACCGCGTCAGCAAATGCTTCGCACTCTAAGCGGTGCCGTAGATATTTGCCGTGCTCTGCTGCACGTTCTATGAGATTTCGGTAGTCGTGTTCTGGCACTGCGTCGAGCTCTATGGAGGCACATTCGAATGCCCAATCCCACGCAGTAGTAAAGTGGTCTTTGAATTTACCCCACAGGACTTCGGATACCTTGGGTTCCCCCAGTTTTACAACGGCTTCATCTACGTCGCCACATCCTGCGAGAGAGTCCCAGCCGGTAAACACTCGAGTTTCCAGCTTGCTGATTTTTTCTAGCCAGCTTCTAACAACCTCGTTACCTCTCTTGGAGGGGGCATCCCCTACTAGGAAGGCTTTGGAGATACCCGAAGCGGTGAGAATAGGTTCAATATGCGCAGCCCCACCGCGTCCGCCTACGGAGAACAGCGGGTATTTGGCAGATCCTTGCAGTGCAAATCGAGACATCACGGAGAGTACATCAATCTCTCCTTCCGTCAGATAGGCAAAATCTACTTGAGCGTTCGGAGTAGTGAAGAGATCGTACTGATTCCAACCAAGTCCGAAAAGCCCAAGGAGATCTTCAAAATCATCATCAGGAATTGTAATGTCTTTTTTACTCTGGCTATGCGGTGCTCTTAGTTTTAGTCGCCCGATTTCTTTGGGGTTAACGTGGAGAGGAAACAGGAGAGCACCAGCAAATGTCGCTCCGCGTACGTAGTTTTTTAAGTATTCGAATGCCGCGTCCGCTAAGTTTTGCGGTTCTGCCTTCCCTCCCGGAGCGTTCTGCCATTGCTTATGTCTGCGCCTATAGCGGTCAATCATGAACTTCTGGAGTCGCGCTAGTTCTGGCATCACTCCAACAGGGAGAAGGTGAAGAGTATCTTTAGGTATTTGGCGAACATTGATTAGCCAATCGAGTGCTGGCTTAGCTGTTTGATATTCTTTCGTGGTAGGGTCTGCTAGTGCGTCACACATGTACGCATGGGTTACCTGAAATACCTCCTCTTTCATCTGGAGGTTATTGCGTTGTGCTTCGAGTTCTGCGAGAGCCTTCTTGGGTAAGAAGCTCAGTCCAAATTTTTCTTTGAGGTGCTGGAGGGCATCTGCCTCCGACGCATCCATGAAGTGACCGAGAAGCTCTATGGGGTTGGTAACAAAGTACCCACACCCAAAGCACTTGGCATAACCTTTACCGGTATAGATAAAGAACGAAGGGTCTTTATCATCATGGTCCGGGTGGACACAAAGACCCTTTAACGTGTCTTTACCTGCGGGGGTGAAGTTGTGGGAACGTTTGTAGCTATTGGCTATGTCGAGCCAGTTATGTGTGCCGACCTGGGCCCATACTTTCCATAGTTGTTCCCTAGTGAGTCCCTTGTTCTTTTTCTTTGCTGCCATTGGTACCGTCCGCATGTGCCGGACATATGTGCTGGTAATCACACCAACCGCACAGAGGTCCTGGCCGCACCAATTCGTGCTTGTGAGCTTCCTTTGTCGACTCGTTAAGGAATTGTACGATCTCTTCGAAGATCGGCTGAACGTCCCTCACGTCCTGCAAACCCTTAACAAATTCGATAGTGTCTTCTTTCAAAAAATTAATACCGGTCTGTATTCCCTCCAACTCGGGCGAATTGGCCTTGAGTAGGAGGATATATGCGTTGAATTGATTTCGAAAATAATGGAGGGCGCGGTGTTTCCCTGTCTTATGGTCCAGGATAACAGCGTTACGCGTACCCTTAAACGTCATGTAAAGGTCGATTACACCTCGCAGGAAACCCTTGTTGTTGAAGAACTCAACGGGATTACCCTCGAAGTCTATCCCAAAACGTTGTTCCATCTTGGGAGTATTAGCATTGTGCTTTTTGCAATAATGATTGAACTTGCGTAAGAAGTTTTGCGTTGCCGGGATCAGCGCCCGAGCTCGTTCAATCTCGTTGGATGTGAGCTTGAATTCTTCTATGGCAAACTTGAATGATTTATCAACAGGACGACCACTGAGCGCAAACTCTACGGCACGGTGTACGGCCTGGCCTATCAATGCATCGGCGTTAGGCGGGAGATCAACCTTTTTCTTTACAATGTATTTTAGGTAGAACCGGTGAGGGCATTGTTTGGCCGTATCTGCTTTACTTACAGACCACGGGGCGTGCTCTTTGACGAATGTTGTGGGTTTAATCGTCATGGGTCGCTCCTGTCGTTAAAAATGGGGAGGAGAGAAGGAGGAGAGACGAATCTCTCCTCCAACTCCCTCACCATCGTCATACTTACACGTTCGGTTCTTCGTCTGGGGCGTCGTCCATGTCGCCGTAGTCGAGACCCTTCTGTGCGTCTTCTTCTGAAAGTAACCCGGAAGACCCGCCACCATCGCTAGGACCTTGTTCGTCCAGTGCTTCTTGTG